AAAAGTAAGCATAGAAATTTATGGAGGAGAAGGAGGAACAACAATAAGTCAAGTTTCATGGAGTGTTGATTTTTTTGAGGACGAAATACAAAGAAACATTTAAATACATAGATTTACTTAATTCTGCATGGCAACCCTAAGAACAGGACAGACAACAGATTATTCTTCTCAGGGAACAGAGTTTTCAGTGGCGAGTAAATCTACAGATTCCTCTAGTTCAGTTGAAACTCGTTACACTCCTAATTTTGAGAAATGGCATGGCTACTATAGAAATATTCCTGAATTGAGGGCTGTTATAAATAAATTTGCAAGTTGGACTTTCGGAAGAGGAATTAAGGCAGATGAAAAGAATAAGGCAAAACTGGATAAGATTAAAGGTTTTGGAAAAGATAGTCCAAGAAGTGTTTTAAAGAATTGCTGGAGAGTTGCCTTAATCTGTGGAGATAGTTTCGCACACATTATAAAAGATAATCAAGGTAGAATTACAAATCTTAAACCCATGGGAAATCTTACAATAGTTGCAAATGAGGAAGGGATTATCGTCGGATATGAAGATATGGAAATGAAAAGATATGATCCTGAAGAAATTTATCATCTATCTTATGAGAGAGTTGCAGATGAAATTCATGGCATTCCATTCCCTGAAGCCTTGGAAGAATTGACTTTAGCAAGAAATGAGGGAATAGCAGACTTAAGAGAACTATACCATAAAGTCGCATTCCCAACAGATATTTATGAGGCTGAAACAGATGACACAACAAAACTCAATTCTATAACTACAACTCTGAACTCCGCCTTTAAGAAAAGAGAGAGTATTGTAATCCCTGCGGGAGTTTTCAAGGAGATAAAAAAAGTTTCAACAGGGCAGAATGCAACTCTAGACAGCCTGCCATTCGTAAAGTTTATTGTCAGAAATTTTGTAAGTTCATGCGGAATGCCTGAGATAATCATGGGCTGGGGAGAAGATACGACAGAAGCATCAGCAAAGATTATTTATCTAGCTTTTCAGCAGGAGATAGAAGATATGCAACTCTATAATCAAGAGCAGATAGAAGCACAGCTAGGAATAGAAATAGAATTAGAGTTCCCAGCAGACTTAATGGAAGCCCAGGCAGCAGGCGTAGCCCAGGGTCTACAGAGCACACAGGAACAGATTACAAGCCCCGCATCATTTAAAAAAGATGGAGGTAAAACAGCAGTTGAAAAAGCAGATGTCAGACCATAAGCCAACAATAGAAACCATGATAAACACAGTAGCTATAGCCATGACAACTCTAGGAGTTAATTGCATAATCAACAAGGATTATTACGGATTTATTGTTATTCTATTCGGAGCAGGACTAGAGTTTTTCAAGTATTGGGGTAGAAGAAAAAGGTACTGGTGAAAGGAGGTGATAACATGGATGAGCAGGAAAAGAAAGAGGAGACTAAGGGAAGCGAGGAGAAAGAAACAAATGCAAATTCTAATATCGGGCAATCTGAGCAAGCCGAAAGAGATGTTCTAGCTGAAAGTAAGAAAATAGTTGATGAGTTGAAAAAGCAAAATGAAGAGAAAAAGAAACTCTTAGATAGAGAGGAGAAATTACTTGCAAGGCAGGAAACTCTAAGAGCACTTGGAGGAGGAAGCCCAGCAGGGCAGATCCCACAGCCTCCTAAAACAGATAGTCCGAAAGAATACGCAGATAAAGTAATGCGTGGAGAAATTAAGGGCAAGCAATAGTTTTCATTAACTTAATATAAATCTTTGATTGTAGGGGCTTCTATGCAGGTTTAAAGCGATTATAGAAAGCTTTATATAGTAGGACTTAGTAGATAGAGTATGGCAAACGCAGCAGCAATATTGGTTTTTGAATTAGAACCACCTATTCCTATGACTGTTTCCGACGCTGCAGCAATAGAAAAAGGAGATGCCCTTGCTCTTAGTGATCCTTTTACAGTTGCATTAACTTCAGCAGATAATGATCTATTTGGAGGAATTGCAGCAGAAGAAAAAATTGCAAATGATGGAAAAACTAAAATTGCAGTTTACAGAAGAGGAATTTTCAAAGTTGAAAGTAATGGCACTACTACAGCAGGAAAAGACCAAGTTATAAAAGCTAAGAATGAATTTGCAGATTACACTACTCTTGATGATGAAGTTGGATATAAATTCGGAAAGGCTCTTGAAACAGCCGCAGATGGAGAAACTTTCTTAATGGAGTTAGGATCTTAAAATGGCAGACTCAAATGCCATGGCCGACATCAGAGGAATTGACATTAATAAACTTGTTGAGGGATTTGCAGAAGAAGGAATTGTCTTAAAAAATTATTGTAGAGTTATGTCTACAACTGCAAGAGAGATAAGATGGTATCAGAAAACAGCAGGCTTCTTAACAGGGCCAACTACAACAGGCGTAACTGCGACCTTAATTGCAAACACATCTTCTAAATCTCTACCTGTTGCAATAGAACCAAGCTACACTAGAAATACAAGCTATGTGAAAAAATATTTCGCAGAATCTCCTCTTATTTCAAATGAAGATATAAAAGATTGCGATCCTGATATATGGGCAGATATGATTAAGGATGGAGTGAGAGCTGTAAATTATCAAGTAGACGCAAGAATCTTAACTGTTCTAGATGCTTCAGGCTGTCAGACAGCAGCAGCAACAGGGAATGGATGGAATGTAGATGCAGACGGAGATCCTATTCAAGACTTCCTAGCAGCGAAAGAAGCTATAAAGGCCTATGGATATTCAACAGATAGCCTGGTAGCCTACATGAATCAGGCTGAGGAGAAATGGCTTTTAAGATGGCTTATAAATGTGAAGGGATCTTCTATTCCTGGGTTCTCTTCAGATAAAGTTGAAAATGGAAGAGTAATGGAACTATTAGGAGTTAAGATTGTAAGTTCTGCTAATAGACCTACAGACACAGTTACAATATTCGTACCTGATAAGGCTGTAATCTGGAAAGAATTTATGAAAACAACTACAGCCGTAATTGATGATCCTGGAATTGGAAAGAAAGTAAGGATATGGTGCGAGGGGGAGGCAATCAGACCTAATCCTTATGCCGTGTTCAAAATAACTGATACAATTAACTAATGGCTGAAATTCTTCAGGGAGGAACAAGAGATACTTCTTCTCAAACTACTAATTTTACTGTAACTAATTTTACAGCAGATACAACTCTGAACTGTAATGAAGAAGCAGGAGCTTTAGCTCTCGCAGATGTTGTAGGCACTCTTATTCGTGAATTGATTAGAAAAGGTATAATCAACGGAACAATTGCATAATGGTTTATCAAGTAATTTTTAATGTTGAAACAGAAAGAGAAAAGCAGGAGATAGAGGAGCTTGTAAGAAATGCAAGAATGAAAGAAGAAGAGCAGAAAGTTGAAGAGGAAGAAGAGGAAGAAGTAAAGCATAGAGGGAGGCCTAAGAAGAAATAATGGCGACAACAGATATATACTCAGTTCAGGGAAGCCTACAGCCTACTAGGGCTTGCCTACGATTCCTAGGAGGAAATGTAGATGATGGAGTGCAGGTTGATACACTAGCAGCAGCAATGGTAGCAGGAAATCACACTAAGGGAACTATTACAGCCTGGATTATGATACCAGACTACGCACCTTCAACACAGCTAACTATCTTCGGAGCTGGAGATGCAAATGCAGCAGAATATATGTACTTCTGTGTTACAACAGCGAGGAAACTTCAATTCAAAGTTTATGATGCAGCGAGCACAAGAGTAGATGTTGTGACTTCAGGAACTCTAACACCTCATAAATGGCATCATGTTGCCCTAGTCCAAGATGGTGCAACTCCAAAAATTTACATAGATGCAGTAGAACAAACATTAACATTATCAACTGCAACAGAGTTGGGGCAGTGGTTTGACGATACAGATGGCATAGATGGAGGGCATATTGGGGCAGCAGATAGTATTGCAGGAGATGCAGCTCTAACTCTTGAATATAAGGGCTATATCTCAGATGTAAAAGTATGGAGTGGAACAGCAAGCACAGCGGCTCTAACTGCTACAGAAGTTCTAGATGATTATAGAGGAGCTTCAAACACAACTTCTCTTTTAGCCTGGTATACACTGAATAGAACAGTTGTAAATGTTGCAAATGCAGGAACTTACGACGGAACAATAGTAGGGGATATAGTCTATTGTGATGGGAATGAATTTTCATCTAAATTAAGTTTTGGATGTGGAGTTCCTGTAACAGCAGACAACATAGTAATAGGAATAAATAATTCTTCAGGCATGGCCTTTGTAGTGCAGCAAGCATGATGAAATTTAAATCAAGATTGTTTAATAGATTGAGAAAGAAAGCGAAGATAATTTTGAGTAAAATATTTAAACATTAACATCTTCTAATTCTTATGGCAAATACTATAAGAGAGAAAGAATTAAAAACTGATTGGGACTCTCTCACAGCTTCAGACAGCACCAAGGCAGTAGGCCATGTGGAAAACTTAATTCCTACTGAAGACTCTCTAATCCCTGAAAGGGAGAAGAAAGGCTTATAACATGGTTTCAAAAACTTCTAAGCTAGTGAAAAGCATGGGGCAGGTAAACGTAAAGGCAACTCCAATAGCAACAGATATTATCCTGCCTAATCACTCAGGCATAAAACACCATCCTGAAATGAACTACAACTATGTCCCATACATAGGAGCAATTAAGGATGTAGAGCTAGGAGAAATTCCTCTAAGATTTGGAGAAGATAATGATGCAGCAATAGAATACGACGGAACAGACCTAATTATCCTGCCTGATGCAAATGAAACAGGCTCAGGCATAGTAAAGACTACAATCTACATAACAGGCACAGATCCAGCAGATATAGCAGGCTATGGAAACACAGCAGAGGAAGACTGGAAATGCATAACCTTTAGAACATGGAATTATGCAAGCATTTTATATGGAGACTGGGGCTCTTTAGCTCTCTGGGGAGGAACTCCTGCAAGCCAAATAGGAGAAAGTGGAAGCTATTACAGACTTGGAGAAATAGATTTTAATGATAAGTATGGAGAAGGAGATCCAAGAAAGTTAAGTATAAACTGCGAATGGGATGGAACAGCTCCTTATCTAACCTTCTACTTTGCAGACCTTGGCACTCCTTTCCGTATATACTATGACCACGTAGACTTTTTTGATGGCTATAGTGGAGGAGGAACAACAATAGATGCAGATGGCATTACAACAGATAAAATCACAGCTGATGTAACAGACCCAAAACTAGTAGTCTACTCTCCGACGAACATAGAAGAAATAAGAATCTTAGAAAGCATAGTCCCTCAAGAAAAGAAAGGACTTAATGTGTTCTATGATGAAAATGATCCTGATAATCTTCAAGCCTGGAATAGTAAAACAGGAGATCTCTATAAAATCCCCATGATAAAAACTGGAAGTGCTACTCCTATAATCCCACCTGAAAATAAAATTCTAAACTATAAAACTCTAACCTTTATAGATAAACCTCTTCCAACTCTCTCTCCAAAAGAGCAGGCAATAAAAGATAAACTTGCAGCCCTGCATTCAAAATAGAAACATTTATAAAGCTAAGTTTCCTTAGTTATATATGGTTAAAGATATCTTACTAAGATTGGATGAAGAATTATTTTTCAAACTAAAAAAAGATAAACTCCGACGAGAAACTGAAGCAGGAGAGATTATAAGATGGGGGGAATACATAAAAATCCTTTTCGGAATTTCTAAGAAAACATGATTGAAAATAAGGATCTAGGATTGAAAGTAGCAGAAGATAGTGAGGAGAAGTTCTGGACTGACCTAAAAGAGAAATGCGAGAAAGACATAAAAAGTTCAGAGCAAACAATCGCAATCGCAAAGCACATTATAGAATTGTGTAAGGAGAAGATAAAAGATAAATCCTATATTGGATGATCAACTAAATGAAAGGAGGTAAAAGAAAACATGACAACTTTTATTCCAAAAAAGATAACTGCAAAGGCATCCAAAGCAGGGAAGACCTATTGGGAAATTGAAACAGAGCAGGGAAACGCCACCTGTTTTGACTATCCAATAGTTCAGGAAATAGAGAAGAATTTAGGGAAGCCTATATCTCTCTATGACTTAGAGAAGAATGATAAGGGCTTTATTAACATCAGGCCTGCAAAACATCAACAAGAAGAAAAGAAACCTACGAAAGTAGAAGGTGTTAAAAGTGATGATGATTTTGCTGAAGCAAGGAAGCTAAAAGACCAAAGCATCTACACAAGCTATGCGAAGGATATCTTTATTAAGCTTTTAGAGATGCCAAAGGCAACAAAAGAAGATTCAACAACAACAGAAGCCTTAATGAAAGAAGCAATAGCCTTAGTAAAGCAGGCAAGGGAAGCGTTTAATTAAGCCCCTTTTAAAGTTTTGTAGTTCCCGCGCCTACAGCCTTCTCTTTCTGTAATCTATGCCCCTTTAGGGGCATAGCCTGCCAGCCTGCGCTGGCAGGGCGCGGAAAGTAAGCCGAGCCTGGCAGGCTCGGAGATTGATAGCAGGCTGTCTCTAGGGAGTGGCTACAAAAGCCTGCTTAATTGCTAAAGCCTTTAGCTTGACGCCAAGCCGTCAGAGGCTTGGCTTTCGTGGGCTTTAGATGTGCCAGCCTTTTCCTAATGCCAAAAGGCTGGCTATTGGCTTGCCAGCCTTCGGGCTTAGGCTCAGGCTGGCAAGGTCAGGCTGGCAGGCAGGAGTGCCTGCCTGCAGAGAGGCAAGCCTGAGGGCTTGCTTAGGGCTATATCTTCACCCCCCTACCCCCCTCTCAGGGGGGACGAACGGATTATTAAGAGAGAAATCCCTCATATTGATTTATAGTTTAATAAATAATATAAGAGAGAGAGAGAGAGAGAGAGAAAATATATAGAATAAATATATATAAAATCCAAACCGAAAGCTTTAAATAGTTTATAGTTTAATAAATATAAAGGAGGAAATACGAAAAATGGGAAGAATCAAAGGAGAAGGGAGAATTGTCACAACAGTCACAGTAACACCTGTTTTTTTTGAATTAGCAAAACAAAACAATATAAGTTTTACTGAAGCAGTAAGAGTAGGAATCTCTATAATGTTAGCAGAAAAAGGAGTGAGTGAATATGACAACAACCTAAACATAACAAGACTTTTAACAGAAACAAAACTCAAAGCCGCTGAATATGCGAGGAAAGTTTCTGAATTAGAGGAGAAATATAATGCAAGAGGAAACTAATGCAGAAGCAACAGAAAGAATTAGCAGAGAATTAAAAGCTGAAAGAAAATTAACTGAAAGAAAGAATTTTATAATGAGTATGTTTTTTGAATTAACAGGAAAATTTATGAGTGAAAAGTTATTTCAAGAATACAATAATCTTTTTGAGAAATCAAAGCCAGGATATAATCTTAAATCATTCATAAGAGATAAAAACTTAGAAACAAATCAAGAAGTTAGAGAATTGAGTCTTGAAGAATTTAAAAAAGAACAAGAATTAAATCAAAATTTAAAACAATAAAAAAATAAAATTTCAGTGAAAAAAACAAAAAAAAATAAAAATAAAAGAAAAAAAAAGCGAACTTCAAAGAAAAAAAAATAAATTTTGTGGATCTCGCGCAAAAATTTTTTATCAAAAAAAATGGACTACATCCCAACCACCAACACCAGAATAAGAGGCGTGCTCCGCCAGCTCTTCCTAAGCAGCAGAGAGAGAGCCGCAGCCATGAAGAGAGACAAATACACCTGCCAAAACTGCCATAGGAAGCAAAGCAAGGCCAAGGGCAAGGAGTTCAAGGTTCAAGTGCATCATAAAGAAGGCGTGCTGAACTGGCAGGAACTCATAGAGCAAGTAAGGAAATATCTCCTCTGCGACCCTGACCTAATGCAAGTTGTATGCAAGGAGTGCCATGATGGAATTACAGAAAGACACCACATGCTCTGAGGAAACCCCCTCTTCTCCCCCTCAATCTCAACCCCAACTATCTCAATCTCCACCCTATAACATAAATCTCCCTTGGGAAACTCTAGATTCATGGCAGAAAGAATATATTTTCGGTACACCGCATGAAACAGATTGTTTCTTATTAACAGGAAGGCAAGTAGGAAAAACAACAGCTATGAGTATTAAGGCAGTTGAACTCTGCTTGCATAAATTCCAAAAGGGAGAATACATCCTAATATGCAGCCTGACTGAAAAGCAAGCCCAGCACATGCTCGCTAAGGCTCAGGCCTATGCAGAGATAAAGTACAAGGATAAAGTTGTCTATGGAGTGAATAAGCCAACTATGCATAGAATCCTCTTTAAGAATGGCACGGGAATCTTCTGCTTCGCAGCAGGAGAGACAGGAGAAGGCCTGAGAGGCTACACTATTAAAAAGCTCATGATAGATGAAGGAAGTAGAATGAGTGAGGAATTTTTTGTCTCAGTTATGCCTATGCTCTCAGTTACAAGAGGCAGTATGGATATAGCAAGCACTCCATGTGGGAAGGAAGGCTTCTTCTATAATTGCTCTAAAGATGAAAAATTTAAAAAATTCTACATTAGTGCTGAAGATTGCCCAAGACATCCTAAGGCTTTCCTAGAAGATCAGAAAAGAATCATGACTAAATTAGAATACGCACAGGAGTATCTCGCTATCTTTACAGATGAACTAAAGAGATTCATTTCAGAAGAACTAATTGAGAAATGCTGTATTCAGAAAAGAGAAGAAAGAAATCATAAAGGACAATATTATCTCGGAATAGATGTAGCAGGATGGGGAAAAGATGAAAGCACATTTCAAGTTTTTGAGAGAGTAGGAGATAAAATTATTCAGAGAGAAAGTATAGCAGAGAAGAGAAATTTCACAATAGACACTTCTAGAAGAGCTATTGAACTCAACTCAAGATTTGATGAGGTAAGAAAGATAGGAGTAGATGATGGAGGGATTGGCTTCGGAGTTCTCTCTGAACTTCTAGATAATGAAAGCACGAAGAGAAAAACTATATCCCTGAATAATGCGTCGAGAAATAAGGATGGAAAGGATGAAAAGAAGAAACTCCTGAAGGAAGAAATGTATCTATGTTTATTATCTTTAATGGAACATGGAAGAGTGTTTATTCTAGATGATGATGAAGTGAAAGCAAGTTTAAGGTCTATTCAAGTAGAGGAAGAGAGAATTTTCGGAAGCTACTCTCACATAACAGAGGGAATTATAAGAGCAGTATGGCTTGCTGAAAAAGAGAAAGGTTTAAATATTTTCGCTCATACATTCTAACATGGCAGATACAGGAATTTTTGCAACAACAACAGAAGTTCAGTATAAAGCTGGAGCAAATGCAAGTGCAACTTCTAAAGCTGAGGCTTATGTAAATTCTTTTATGGCTCAAGTTGAAAGTTTTATAAATGTATCAACAAGATATAACTGGAGTGATGCTTATTCAGGTTTAAATGCTGATGTGAAAGGAATTTTAAAAGAGTGTGCGAGTAATTTGGCTGCAATTTATGTTATAAGCTATGATATGTCTGGCTTTACATCAATAGGAGAAGCAGAGGATATGATAAATGTTCTTTATCAAAGAGCTATGGACTGTATAGAAATTCTAAAAACAAAAGATACAGAAAGTTTTGTTTCAGGAGCTTAAGATGACTTTAAATTTAGGCAGAATAAAGAATCTGCCCTCGCCAATATTCAAACAGAGGTTTAAAAGAAATCTCAAAAAAGAATTAAGAGGAAATCAATTAGACAGCGTTGCTTCTGGAAACAGCGAAAATTATGTTATAGTTGGCTCGGGAAATCAAGTAAATTTTAATCAAATAGGAACAATAGGAAGAAGTGGAACATTCAGAAATCTTATTGTAACAGTCGGAGCAAACGGAACAGGAACAGAGGGATTTAACGACACCTATGTAGGTATTGCAACACAAACAGGAGGAGCAGTAAGCGATTTAAAAGTTATATATGGAAATGCAGAAACAGGAACAAAATCAAATGAACAAAACGAAAACCATGTTGATAAGGGAGAAAAAGTAAG